CCTTTGAATCTATTTTATTTAAAGTTTTAATGGTTTTAGATACTTCAGTTAAATTTTTTGTACCGTCATACACATCAAAAAATACTTTATTAATTGGCAAAGCAACAAAACAAAACATGTCGATTTGACCATTTCCATATCTTACCATTTTATTTTGGCGAATGTTATTAGCAGTTCTTTTACTTGTGCGCAACTCCCAACGATAATAATCGTTATCTCTTCTTGTGTATACAGCATTTGTAGTTTTTACTTGAACCCTGTAAAGGGCGTTTTTATGATCAAGAATAAGATCTGCTTTGTGTCCGGGTGGCGTAGGAATAACAGAGTCACAATATCTCAGCATGTAAGATGCTGCTAGATATTCTCCTGCTAACGATATTCTAGCAGAGGATTCAGACATCTAGCCTCCGTTATATATGTTGCCAGTCCTTTCCTTCAAACATTAAAGTTTCTGCTTCTCTTCTTCTAGTAAGGCCAGGCAATACTTTGCCCTTTGCTTTATTCCATCTTTTTATTTGAGCAGGAACTTCATTGTATTCTCCTGCGTTTAATTTTTTTAATAAAGTAGATTTTTTTAAATTAGCTGGACCCAAGTTGTAAACCCAAGAAACCAAAGCGTCAAACTGACATTGATTTATTGGAACTGTAACAAGAGCATTGATGTAATGCTCATACTCATCATCAAGCTCGCGCCACAACATAAACTCAGCTTTTTCTTTAGTCCACCTATCACCTTCTTGAACATCTTTGGTATGCCCATAGCCTATAGTCCAAATACCTGCGGCACACTGATAAGCTTCAAGCTCACAGCCTTCAAACTTTTTTATAAGCTCAAAGCCTTTGTCTGAAGTGTGCATTAAATTCCGAATACGCCTGTTAAAAAAGCGATTAATAATGTCGACATAAAACCAAAAGATCCAAACATAGCCATTCTTAGTGTTCCATTTAGATCGTTCATTTCTTGTTTTATTTCTGCTGTTTCTTTGAATATGGTTTTCCATCTCTCCTCACATTTTGCTTCATGAGATTTTAAATCTGATGCAACAGATTGTACTGTAGTTCTATTCGCCATCTTTCTTCTCAGATGAGTTCGAGGCTCCAAAATAAAAAGATATAACTGCTGATGCTAACCCGCCTAGGTAACCTAATACTAAGTTAATTAAAGCTTCAGAATTTTGTTCTGGCGGTTGCAAGGTTACTAAAAATATATACCCCAAAAAACCACCAACTACAGCTGTCCCCATAATTCTTGCAGTCCAATCTTTGCTAAACTTACCTCTAGCATCTGCCTTGTCTTGAACCTCTAACTTAAATACATCTACATCAAGCTCTTTCATTTGAACTTCAAATTGTTGTTCTGCTTTTTTAAGTTCAAGCATTTGTTCTGGAGTCGCTGCTTGTATTGCGTTGTTAATAGACTTAGGATCTGATTGACATCCAAGCACACCAGCAATAACTGATGCTGCTTGGCCGCCTAATGGTCCACCCAAAGCTGAACCAAGAGTCGGAGCAAGTGCTCCTACTACATTTTTAATTAAACTAAATTTCATAATTACCCCGCTAATGGATTTTTATCATTAATTTTTGTTTCTAACTTATCTACTTCTTTATTAACAGATTGCATGTCAGCTTTAATGGTAGCTATATCTGTTTTTATTTCAGTTACATCTGGAACAGAAATGCCATCTATTTGTTTTTCTAAATACTGAACAGACTTTTCTATACCCGCAAATCTTTCTTCAATGATTTTTTGTTTTTGTTCAGTATCACCTATGCCACCTATTTGAGCTTCTAGGTTATCTAGCCTATTAACATATTGAGCGCCCTGATAACCAAAGCCAGCCAGCGTTGTAACAATACCCACAAGAGCTATAAGTTGAGTTGTTTTGTTTTCAAACCAATTCATTTCAACCTCCTAAAGAGTTGGTTGCATTTTTTTTAACTCAGTTAAAGTTTTTATACTTTGTCCTGCTAGCCCATAAAAAGCAACAGTGTTGTCTGAGAGTTCAACATTAGTATAAATGCTTTTTGGCTTATACCAAAATTCTTTTTTAGGTATATGTGCTGTTCTATAGTTGTTAAAACCTGGCAAAAATCCCATCACAGCTATGATTGCATTCTCTGATCCATATTCTCCAGTCTCTTCTTGCTTGGCCGCAACTTGTTCTTGAGCTGTTTGTAAGTTTTGAGCAATAATATTTTTAACAGTAGTTTCACTTTCTATGTCAACATCAACAGACGCAATTGATGCATTCATTTGATCTTGAGTTGTTTCTGTTATTGAGCTAGCAACACTTACATTTGTTGATATTGTTTCATTTGATGTTGTTTCTATCTTTACATCAGATGAATTAAAAGAAACATCTGATATTGACATACTGCTCATATCTAATATTTGATTAGTTTGTGCAGCAGATGAGGCAAACTGATCTGACATACTAGGAGAGCTGCTGGTACTAATACCAGCGTTAGATGAATTAGTTACAGCGTTTCCAGCTGCAACAGTATTTCCGGTAGCATGTATAGAATTTCCAGAGTTGGTTCCGCTAACGCTTTGTTTTGCTGTTGCTATAGTAGATGCCACCACTCTTAAAGCTATTTCTCTGCTAATTGAACTTTTGCCTTTTGCATTTTCTCTTTCAACAAGTTGAAAATCTTCTTCAAAAACTTCTTCTTCTGTCAATTCTTTTCTTTTAATTTTTTTATCTTCAATTTCAGCTTCAGCTATACTTTCTTCTATAGCAGCAAATACTTCTTCAACAGCCTCTTCTTCAAATATTTCTTCTACAAACTCTTCTTCAATTTCTTCTGATGTTGCAAGCTCTTCTTCTGCTCTTGTTTCTTCCTCAAACCATTCCTCTAGGTCTTCAATGGTCTCTAATTCAACAAAGTTTTCTGGCTCTCTAAAATCTTCCACAAAAAATGTTTCTTGAAAAATAAACTCTTCAAGCATTAGATCTTCTGTTGGAATAAAAACTTCTTCTTCTTGCATGGGTAAGTCTTGCATAATTTCAAAGGGCTCGTAGTATTCTTCACTAGGAAACATTTGTTCAAAGATTGTCTCTTCTTCAAACACAAACTCTTCAAAAATTGTTTCTTCTTCATAACCGTAATCTACGTTAGTATCATCAAAAAAAGCTACTGATTCTTCTTGTCTATACCCTGCACAAAAAGGAGCGTATTGAGGATCCTCTTCACATTGCTGGTCATCGTATGCATCCCAATAGTTAGGACATGATTCACTATAAAGATCAGTTATATCGCATTGTTGAGATAAGTAAGTTTCTGCATAGTATGGGCATTCTTCAGAATAAAGTTGATTAATATCGCATTGCTGAGCTTGATAAGCTTGAGCATACCCTGAACAAGACTCTGAATATAATTGATTAATATCACATTGTTGGGTCTGATAAGCTTGAGCATATCCAGAGCAAGATTCAGAGTATAGCTGATCTATATCACATTGTTGAGTTTGATAGGCATCAGCATAACCTGGACAAGTAGTATCATTTAAAGGGTTGCTACAATCAAGACCGCTCCCAGATCCCCAGCCAAACAAAGAACCGCCATTTTCTAACGTGGTATTGATAGATGTTGCATTCCAATTTTTATTGACGCAAGAAGAAGAGTTGGTTGTACCTGTACTGCATTCGTCATGATAGTAATAAGTGTATGAATTATCTTTGTTAGCCCCAACCTCACCTATAAGAACATCATGATTAATAATATCAAGATGGCCATAACGAAGATCAAAAGAGTTATTGTTCCAAAGTATTATTTCAAAGCTGTTGTCTGTATTGCTTCTGTTATACTCCCTAAGATCATACCAACCAAATATCATTTTGCTTGAGTCTCCCCAAGACTTCATACGAGAATTACTGTCTCTAATTAAGTCGGTCCAGAAAGCATATATGGTGTATGTGTGTTGCCCGTTAATAGGATCAGGAGTATAGTCGTTACAATAGCTACCACTAGAGCCAAAATGGAGACATCCATTAGTAGCCATCCTCGCTTGGCTAAATGTAGAGCCATAAAAAGTAAAATCAAAAGTAAGATCAATTGCGGGTGAAATGCCATCATCAGATACCTCGTATGCTAACTCGCCTTCAAAATTGTTAGCGTTAGTTTGTAAATGGTAAAGATCTTGGTTAGCTTCGTATGTGTACTGAGCTGATAGATTACTTGCAAGTAATAAACAACATATTATTTTAAACGAGCGATACATTCTTTCTTGAGTTGAGAATTTGAATGCCAGGTTCTTTTACAATTTTGAACTTTTTCTTTGTACCAAACTTTATAGTCAGGTCTTTCTCTTTTGTTTTCTTTCCAAGCAACTGTTGCTTGCTCGCCAATCTTACCTTTGTACGGACAAGGCGTTCCAGCCATTTCCATAGCATTAAAAACTCTA